GACTTACATCCAGAAGGATTCACAGTTGTTTCAGACCTCCTGATCGGGATTGCTGGTGATACTTGGAGTCTATCTGACAATGATACTGTGGAAATAGATATTATGCTAATTGCTGAACCTATCAAGGTTACAACTGAAAGAGTTAATGAAATTCTGAGCCAAGCACAAGACTTGTGAGGTGTCTTAGATGCCTAAAGCAAAAGCGGCCGGTAAGGCTCTAAAGAAAGTCTTGGAAACTAGAGGCGGTAAAGGTGCTGCAGCAGTAACAGCGTTACAAGTTGCAGAAGAACTTGAGAACCCATATATTGGTGCTGCAGTAGGCGCGGTTGAAGGTGCTGCTTTAGGCAGTGCTTTTGGTCCTGTTGGTGCAGTTGCTGGAGGTGCTGCAGGTGGACTTCTTGGATTTGTTCTAGCAGATGGAGAAAGAATTGTTCCAGTAGATATGATTGCCATTCCAGCATATCAGTACGGGCCTATGCTAGCAGGTAGAGAACCAACTTTTCAATTATACATAAAAGAAGGAGAAGTGATTCAACCTGTTATCCCTACTGATGCTCAAATGGCTGGAGCGGTTGTATTGGCAGAAGAAGAAATGCCAAAACCAGCTGGTCGTAAGAAAAGGAGACTGAGCGCTTGGAACAGGTATGTAAAAAACAAGAAAAACCATATTAAATTTAAAAATGGTAAATTAAATCTAAAGAAAATGGGAGTAGCATTTAGGAAAGGGAGGAAGAAATAATGCCAGTTACTAGAATTAGAGAAGCAATTAGTACAGATGTTACAACTAACAGCGCAGGTTTAGGATATGTTACTAGAAGAATAAATCTTCCAGATAACCAAAGGTATCAGATGACTTCGATCGACGTTATGTGCGATAACGTACTAATGCCAATAAAGAATCCTGATACTGGCCCTACACCTGTAGGATACCAAGTTTATGTTTCGCCATATCCAGTACAAGTAACTGACAGAGTTTGGGGGCCTTCTCCAACAACTTCTATTCCTTTTGCTGGGCCAGAGGCTGGCACTGATGGAATACTCTACAAAGAAATTGGACTGACAACTTTAGCAGTGTTAAACAATCAAGAAGACAGATATTGGAGAACTCAGTTTCCAAAAGACCCACTTGCTGCAAATGTAGATATGACATGGTTTAGTAACCATCTGTATGTTACAGTAATTTGTTACAATGCGCCAGATACTCCGCTAGATATTGCACTGAGTTTGTATGTAGAATTAAAAGCAAAGAAAACTAATTTTGTGTCTCTAACCATGGGTAGATATCAAGAATTTTTGTCTGCACAGTGCAGATTATTATCTGAAATGGGAGTCAGTATTCCACCTAGTCGTGTGAAAGGCAATACATTTCCTACTTGGAAATTTGGTGGAATTAGGCCAGAGATTATGGTTACACCTGCTACCGCGCTCGTATATTATAATCGACAGGCGTCAAATGCTGCACAGGATATGTTAGACACTGGAACTTTACAACAGAATTTCAAAAACGCTGTAACTATGGTAGGGTTTGATGAAGGATTTGGAGATGTTACAGGTAATTATCCAGATTGGCTGCAGATTTTTAATGCTGCAGGTATTACTTCTGGATTAATTAGACCATATCCGCCACCACTAAAATATGCAGATAATGGAAATACTCTGATGTTGTGATCGTAAATGACTGTCGATGATGCTCAAGACGCTAGGCTTGACCGTATTGATGCTAGACTCAGAGCAGTTGAAGAAATGGTGGTTGAATTACAAACACTGACAAAAATGGCCAAACCAATCGTACTCCTTTTAGGAGCGAGTCTGGGAATCGATATTGCGCCGATTATTCTCTAAGTTGTGTATTCAATTGATACAATTTCTGTTTTTATTGTAGTTTCACAGGTAATACAATGCATCTGCAGTTGATTCAGATTTCTATCTGTTCTAATTAACCAATGTCCCTGTTTACATGGACACTGATATTTTTGCCAGTAAGTTGTCATTCTAATTCTCTCCAACATTTTGCACATATTCTTTCTGGATTTGCTGCAGATTTTTTTCTGCTTCCACAGATAATACAATTTCTTCTAATTTTGTAATTGGTATGTTTATTCCATTGACTTCCATCATTCATCTTTAATCCCCATTTCTATTTTTATCATTTTTTTAATTATATCTGGAACATCTTCTTTATGAAGACAGGCAACCATCAATTCACGGCCAGAAGATTCCCTAACTGTCTGAATATTTTTGTATAATTTTTCAGATACAGCATCATTGACAAACTTCGATCGAAATCCTGCTGAAATAGAATCGTTCAAATCTTTTATTAACTGAGTATCAAAAGAAAATAATCTGTTCATTTTCATTCTTCTTCCTCCTTGAATACAAATCCGCATTGTTCACAATGCCAGTAAATTGTTAATTTATCTGTTTGTACTACTGTGCGCTGTAACCAGCGACCATTACAACATTTCATCATTCTTCTTCCCTCCAACACTGACGGCATAAAACGCCATAAGCATTATTCCAAAATAACTGGCGTTTATGAGTTCCACACAATTGACATTCAATCAATTTCATTCTTCACATTCCCCCTCTAATTCCTGTAACAAATCAAGAAACAATTCAATCATTTCTTGCTTTGTGTAGTTGCGGTCGTAATATCTGGCTCTTTCTTGTCGGTATGTTTCCGCCATATATAGTCGTAGAGGCTTCCTAGTTATATAACTATCTCCGATAATGATAGGAATCCTAGCCGAAGTGTTGGACTGCGTCCAAACTAACGGCAAATACGCCGCAGATGTTCAAGAAAAGATTAGTGATATTATTTATTTACTTCTTCTATCATGATAGGGTTGATGACAAAGAACAAAGACGACGTTATTTTGAGAGACAGAATGCAATTTTCATTCGATGGAGCAGGAGACAGAACAACACTATACGGTAGAATTGACCTCAGTCAATATGTAGACCCAATTGCTAGGAAAGGACTGGCAATAAAAGAAGTGTTATTTCAGTTGAGAGACCCATCATCTAACAGATTACCAAACACAGGACTTTACAATCCAGTAGCATTGTGGTCTTCTGCAGTTCCAACAACAGGTCAAATAGGTGCAATCAAAGTTTATGCAACTACGCGAGCATATGAAAACGCTGCAGAAGTAGGTATTGCTTCTCCAGATGTTCTATGTATTTACGAGAGAACTTCTATGATTGGAGTACAAGGAACTGGAGATTCAGCATTAGTTAACGAAGACTTTTGGTACGGTCCTAAGGACTTACATCCAGAAGGATTCACAGTTGTTTCAGACCTCCTGATCGGGATTGCTGGTGATACTTGGAGTCTATCTGACAATGATACTGTGGAAATAGATATTATGCTAATTGCT